AATTAAGACGCCGTCTAATGATGCTGCCATACTATTATTTAACCAAAAAAATAGCACCCGAAGGTGCTATTGAGTTGTATGTTACGATAGTTATTAACTACAGCCGCAACTGCCGCAAGCCATTAATTTTTTCTTACCTGCTTCGCCGCACTCTGGACAGTCTTCAACTTCTTCGTCTTCGTCATATCCATCTGCCATTAGCTCTTTTAATCTTGCTGCAAGTTTTTCTTTGATATTGCCTGCTGCGTCTGCTAATGCCGCTTGCGCTTCTGCACTTTTACCTTTAACAGAATATGTAGTAGCTTCGTCGCCATCTTCAACTGCCATTGGATTGTCGCCGTCTTGTGTAGCAGCATATGCATCTTTACTTTTATGCAAATCATCACCTGAGTTGATTACATCGTCGATTGCTTTGTATTCTTCATCAGGCTCGTTATCGTATTCTGCAACTGCTTCGTCATCTATTTCAAGATCATCATTACAACTGCTTGCACCGACGTGTTGTTTGCCACAAGCATCACAAGGTTCATCTTGCATACCTGGTTTTAGATCATCCATATCTTTTGGACCATCAACAATACTACGTAGTCTTTCCATATCAGTACGCATTGGCATCATATCCGGTGATATTTCTTTTGCTCCGTCCATCCCTGCATTTTTCATCATATCAATTAAATCTGCAACGTGTTCTTTACCACTTGCATTCATTGATACGTTCATTGTTACTGGGTTGCCTTTGTCTTCTGGTGCCATTGGTGGTACCATTGGCATTCCACCTTCTAATTCAATGTGGTCCATTGATTCTAGTAGTTTTTTCATATCCATTTTAATTAGCCTCCGGTGCCGCTGCACTTGGATCGTGCTCACGTTCTTTGCGAGCTACTTCTAGCTCTTTTAATAAGTCCATTACACGGTTATCTCCAACGTCAGCTTGTGCGCTTTCGCCGCCCATATCTTCTTGTGTAAGTTTTGTTGTATATACAGTATCTTCTGGCATATCTTGATACTTTTCTTGCATCTCTGTAGGATTTCTAACAATAATATGTGCTTGCTGAATTTTACAGCAACCTCCAATATATTCTTGTAGTACATCAGATGTTGATGAATAACCAAGTGTTACATCAAAGTAAGTAACTTCTGTATTTTCTAGTTGTGGAAAATCTAATGGACGTTCTTGAACTGGTGTTCTTTTTCCTTTAGACATATCTATAACACTATACTTTTCCAAACAGCTTTTAATGCTTTCTTCACAGCCTTCAGGTAAATCACCTGCAATGCCAATCTTGAATTCATATGTCTTTTTAGACTCGTTTAGTATTTCTTGAAATCTTGTTATCATTCTACTATTTCCCGTTATATGTTATTTATCATTATCGAGACCTTTGAGCCTCTGTAGTAGACTGTTGCGATCAGTTACAACATAGCCTTCGCCGCTGATCATTCCATCGTCGCTTGAGTTTCCACCTTCTTTGTCCATCTTTTCTTTTTTGAGTTGTAGTTCGACTATCTTTAATTTATTATTAAGTTTGGCTACTTTTGCATCTAAACCTGTTTTAAGTAACCCACCTGCAACTTCAAATACTCTACCACTATAGCGACTTTCAACATTCATACCTAAATCCATTAGATCCTCGTATGCTGTTAATGCCCGTGCTGCAATGTCTTCTAATTCTTCATCTGCCTTACCGCCAAGGCCCTTAACTGCCGGCAATGCACTTGCAATTTTGTCAAACTCTGCAATATCGCGAAAACTTTCTTCGTGAGCAATTTCGTGCTTTGTTTGATCTTTTTCTTGCTTTTCTGCTTGCTTAATAATTTCTTTGGATTCATCCATATTAAGTAAATCTTCTAGTTTTTTAGTCATCACAACTTTCCATTATATGCTACTATTATTTATCAGAATTTATATCCAAATGTATTAATATCTTTTTCAAATTTAGTTTGTACTATTTGCTTAGTATTATCATTATAATAATCTCTATAATCTTTGTTTCTAGACGAGGTATTTAAATATGGTAACTCTTGTTTGATATTAAATTTGTCTTTTAGTAGTTGTATATCGTAGTTTATATTTTCTAACTTCATAATATAAGATACACCTATAGTCATATGATGTTGATCTGTTAATTTTGTGCTTTCTATAAAATATTCAAAGCCTTTTTCATAGTCGTCTAAAACTTGTTGATTATATTCTAAACTAAACCTACCTTTTTGTTTAGGATTTTGAATCCTACGTAACGCTCTATCTCTAGTAAAGGAATACCAACTTACACACCAGTCCCAAGGATTTCGCACAACTGCAAAACTAAAGTCAAACTTTCCGTACTTTGATTCAAGTTTTTGTAATGTATGATGCTTGGTGCTTTCTGTTACTTGGCTAGATGTGTTATCTAATAACCATTGCTGTATGCTGCTGCCGCCGGTTTTAGGAATATGTACAAAGACACTATTATAGTCTTTCACAATTACAGCCATTATCTTCTTTTGCCACTATGGAAAATATCCTTTTCAGTTATAACTCTAAAAAAGATACCTTTTTGTTTGCAGTATGATCTTGCGGCTTCCCACTTAGCCTGATTAACAATCCAGTGTGCTTGATTGTGTTTACTACGACCTAGTTTTTCTTTTACTGTTTGATTTTCAGGCTTAACTTCAATTAGCTCTACACGCTGCTTGCCTTTCTTATCTGCATATGCAATAAAGAAGTCTGGTACGTATATTGTATGTTTTCCTGTTAATGGATTTCTATATGGAATTTTGATTGCTTCACTTGCCCATTTTGCAACACTAGGATGTTCGTCGCAAAATTTCATAAATGTAAATTCCCAGCTACTCCGATAAGTTGGTGTTTTAGTACCTATGTACTTGTCTGGATTTTGAAGAGTGTATTTTCCTTGTGCAAATCTACCCATATCATTTTAGTACAAAATATTACGTTTTTCAAGTTTTTCGTATTTTGATTCTACTTTAAACCCAAGAGTACTAACCTTTTCTCTACTATAATTTAATACGTTTGTAACTATGTCACTTAATTGTACATTATTTAAACCCCTTAATGTATCAATAAGTACAAAAACATTTACATCATCAATCTTTGACTGTTCAAGTAATGCTGTAGCAACAGCAATTGCACTTGATTTTTCAAAACCTCTATTTTCAAAAAACCCAATTACTGCATCTACTTCGGCAGCAGGAAAAGAAAGTTTTTCAGTAAGGTATTGATTAAAAAACTCTTTAACTTCAATTGCACTATCAGGTGCTTTAGCAGTTGGTAAATTAGATGACATTTATGTATTTCCTAATGGATTCTTTTGTGCCGGTATTGTACTTGTATTTCCTAAACCGTTTTCGTTATAGTTATTTACTGCCTGATTAGCAAGTTGGACTAACTTTTGATTTCCGTTATTCATTTCTGCATCTAATTGATCAAGTAACGAACTTTTTTCTGTAGTATTAAGTGTGTCCCAAGTAGTTAAATCTGCAACTTGTTCAGTGTTTGTATTAATTGCTCCAATAGCAAGTGCTTTCTTTGCTAATGTTTCTTTAAGCGCAGGATTGTCTGCAAGTGTTTGTGTTACCTGAATAGGCGGATATAGTTTGTTTTCTTTTTGTGTAGTAATTGCTAATGCCTCAGTTGTTTGCGTGCCACGTCCACCGCTTTTAGGAAAACTTGTATTTGCTAATCCACTTACGTTTGTTCCTGTTGCTGTTCTAATAGTTTGCCCAGCAACTTGATATGCTTCGTTACGCACACCTTCTTTAGTAAGTTTCTTAGCATTTTTAACTGTACGTGCTGCTGTAAGTAGAGTACCTAGATCAGCCTTGCCGCCTGCAATATCTCCTAGTACACTCGAACCGCCTGCAAGTATACCAGCACTTCCAAAAAGGCTGCTTGAACTACCTGCTGAGATTGGACTTGGTGTACTATCATAATGTACAGTACCAAATCCTTTTGGTGAATTTCCTTCGTCAATTGGTCCATCTGCATAAAATACACTTTCGTACATTACCGACATTGAACTTTGTACAGGTTCAGCACCACTAGAATTTTCTAATGTATCGTGTTGCCAGCTTTCAATCATCGGATTAACCAATGTCATTGTTAAGTACTGATGTCTTGCCATTTGACTTATCTGTATACTTGTAAAAAATGGTTCGTATGAATTATTATCTAAACCAAATCTATCTCCGTTCTGTTTACTACCTTTGTACGTATTAAATCTATTATATGGTCTTGCCTCTTGGTTAGGAGCTCCTGCGCCATCTCTGCTACCAAATGTACCATCTGCATAATAATAGTTATAATATGCAGTCCATAATTGAGTAACAATACTCGCATTGTCGTCGTGGAATGTAATATTTACAGGCGAATAGTCAATGCGTGTTTGTAAATTCTTTTTACGATTGTATTTGTTTTTAGTTTCAGTTTGGATATTAAACTTTGGCATATCGACACTTTTAACAAGCATATTAACTTCGTTACTATGACGTTGTACCCATCCAGGCAATATTTTGTTTATTACGTTTTCGTTTAGATTGAGTGTTACGTGAAATAGAAACTCTTGTTTAGGCGCTAAACGAAAGTTGTCGTCAGTATACAACCTAGCTGCGTGAGCATAGTCGGCCATATCCCCTTTGGGACTAAGAGCACCGTTTACTAAATTATCTAAGAATCCATTGAATATGTTTGCCATAATAATATTTATCCAATGTTATTAACTACGTATAAAATAGAAAAGGGGCAATTAAGCCCCTAATCCTTGTAGATTTTACTATTGTGTAACTTAGCTTGTGCCAGTTGTTGATGCAATAGCTGCTACACTTCTACCAATTGCTGTACCAACACCGCCACCGCCAGCACCTTGTGTCTGGATAGCGTTGTCGTACTTGATAGTAAGTGAAACTGTAACTGGTTCATTAGCACTGTAAGCTAATGAGTTATAGTTTGCACTTTCTAAGTAACAACCGTATAATTCAAAAGTGTCTAATGCTTCTGGTGCGTAGTTACCGTTACCACCGTCTAGAATTTCAATTCTAGTTACAAACTTGTAATCAATGCCACTTGCTGCACTAGACTGTTCCATAAAGTCGAACTGTCTTTGTAGCTGCTCGCCAACTAGCTTTTGTACTGCGCCAGTTGCATCATCTCTTAAAGTAAGTGTAATAGCTTCCCAGGTGTGTTTCCCTGCAAGATAAACTCTTGAGTTATATACGTCAACAGTCATTGTCTCAAAGCTAACGTTTGGTCTAGTAACATCCTGAACCTGTTTTGTTAGTTCAGTAACTTCGCCTGCACTTACACCAAAGTTCTCCAGTGACACTCGAAAGCGGTACTGGAGTTTTGGCATAAGTAACCCTTGGGTAGAGTTACTTGCATCCGAAGCTAATGGAACTGTGA